CGCGCGTCCCGTTGTTTTGGCGGTCTTCTTCTCCGCGTTGCTCGGTTTGAGCTGTTGGCTGCTGTTTTTGGGCAAGGCACAGCTGGGTAGTAAAGTTGACTTGTTCCCGGCCTTGTTGTTTGACGCAGCTTCTTCGTTGGCTGCTGTGTTGTGGGCTTCTTTGGGGGGTGCAGTTCCCGGTATTAACATCCCATTTTGCATGGTGGGATGTTCGGCCTGTTTCATGTCGGCCTGCCCTAGGTTTGGGAAGTTGAAGGGATTGAATGGCACGCGCGTCAGATACTCTGATAGGGGGGCGTTCCAATTCATGCCGATTTCTTCACATATGTATGCATCCATCCACATTGTGTTTTCATATGCGTTCATGTCGGCTTGATAACCAGTTTCGGACCCGGTTCGGGCATTCCAGCTGATGAGCTGTTTGGTTATTTCTACGTCTTCAATTCTCTTGTTTTTCATACGAGCTTCAGCTTTGACTTGCGTTGATCGCTTTAATTTGCTGAGAAACTCACCCATGAAGGGAGTCAGGTGGTCATTGTGTAATGCCGACCCGGCTTTCGAGTATGCAACGAGGTGTTCACCAAAGCGTTGCAGTTTTGCTGTGGCGCAGTGCGGAAACTTGATAGCCCAGCGTTTGAAGGAGCACATGTTTGCTGTGTCTCCCGCCCAGACTCCCGGACCATAGACGCGCGCAAGGAACGTCACGCGGTCGTTGTTGTTACGGGTGACGGGTTCTCCTGTGGCGACCATGTCCCAGAGTCTGGAGGCTTTGGCGAAGGTTGGTTTTGAGATGTTCGGTGTGATACCGTCATCCCCACCATACAGTCCCATGCCTTGCCAGGCTTGTTTCCTAAGTTCTCCTTGCATTCTGCGGGCGGTGAAAGCTATGAGCTGTCCGCGGGCGGTGTTAAGTGCAGATGTGTAAGGGTCTCCAGATGATTGGGTGGTACCTACCTCGTATTTGATCCCAGCGCTGGTGCGCGCCGAACGATTGTATGTGCCTGCATGTGAATCAAGCACGAACGTCCTCAGTTCGGGGTGGAATATGTTGGACAGTAGCGCTCGGTCGAACGCCCTAAGGGCCGGTCCGACGTTGCCGTCCATTCTTTCGAAGTCCGTTTCCAAGATTGAGTCGGCCCGGGCGGCAATGTCTGCGACCTTTAGGGCGATCTGTCTTGGTGTGATTCCAAAAGCATAACTGCTGGTGGTTTTGAGAACCTTTGCCAGCGAGTATGATACGAGTGAGTTGGTGAATTTTGTCATGGTATCCATGCAGGTTATGTTCCTTGGGTCCTTCAGACCCGATATAATTTCTGTTTTCTGGAACGTTTTGAGACTGTCGATGTGGTCCCCGAACCCTGAGTAGGACAGTGGTGAGTAAAACGTGGTTGCTTCACGTATGCTGTCTCGCTGGTTCTTGCTGCATTGTTTTTCCATGATTTCTTCGAGACTTGCTAGGCCCATTGTGCTGAGCCCCTGTCGGGCCATGTCTTCACGCAAGCAGAGGATATATTCTGACATGTATTTGTAGTGGAGGCGGCCGACTTTTTGCTTTGGCTTGGATGCCGGACCAGTGACGCGGGTTTGGACGCTACGCTGCGAATTTGTGCGGGTTTTTGCGGCTGCGTAGGCGGCGCCCGCAATCAAGGGACTCGCGTAGCACGTCATGGGTGGGGCTTTGAGGGGCTGTTCGTCTGGGTTGTGGGAGTATGTTATAATGCCCACTCTTTCGTGGTATGAGGCGCGTGGCGGGTCCTCACTTCTGTTCTTCAACCAGGCTAGTACTAGATGGGTGTCTGCGACTTTGTTCTTTTGCGTGCCGTCAATGATGTTAAACCATCCGGCCGCGGGGAATTTGCCATCCGAGCTGTTTGCTCGTAAACTGTACGCTGCGTGAATGCATTTGTACGTTACTGTTATGTGTGTAGGGTTGCCTGCGAAGGACAGTTTTGCGACTTGGTTGCCAGCCTTGTCGTTGGTGTCCACTGCCAGGATCGGAAATTGGAAGTCCACGTTTCCTTTTGCCGTCTCCGTTTTGATCTTGGTAACGGATGGGCGGAATCGTTGTGGGTACTTCAGTTTGCCATACCATACTGCTTTTTGCCATGTCCATGTGGCAGTCGGTTTGATGTGCCATATGGTTCGGTGGGGATTTCCTGTGTCTTCAAGGTATGTCATGAAGAGGTGGAATCTTAGGTCCACGGAGCAGATGATGGCGGTGATCCAGAAGAGCGTCCTGAGCCACCAGACGTTCCACGCGTTAGCGTGGGTGCTGTGGTCGAAGACGATACTCATTATTATTGCAAAAGCTAACGCGAACAAGATGTTGTATTTCTGTATCTTGTAAGACGTTGAGACTATGTCCGGCTGCGAAACATCCCACAGTTCGTGTAAATAGTGGTTGTCCGGTCCGGGGGCGTCGAAGCGCCATTTGTCTGCGGTTGGGTCGTAGCGTACTTGCCATTCATCCGATTTGAATGCGGGCGCCTGGGGATTCCAGGAGTATGCTTGGACAGCTCCGTCTACTTTTGCGGCAGTGTTTAGGAGGGTGTTGAATTGCCAGCGGTTCATGTGTTCAATGTCGTCAATGCTAGACAGGATAGAATAGGTGCCAACCTCTGAGTAGATGACTTTGTCGAAATAGGCTGCATCCTTGGGTGTTCGCTGATACCTCGCGCCGGGGCGTTGGCAATAGAGGTCCTTTCGTGACATTGAAACTGCCCATGTTGGGCGGCCACAGAGACTGGCTCGGTCATGGATGTGGTCGCGGACATTGTTTCGTCTGAGAGCGGACACTGGGTGTTCGGATGCTGACTGTGATACTTTCGTGTTTGGTACGGGAACACGCAGTATCTCTTTCCTGTAATCGGAATAGCTCATGCTGGATGATGTGTTGATTCTTAGGAAGATGTTGGTGAAGATGTAGAAGATCGAGAAGAAGACCAGGATGTATAAGGCTATGAGGAGCGCGCTTAGGGAAACCTGGTGTCGATCTGGATTCTTTTGCCAGTGCGGCGTGAAAAAGAATTCCTCCTTGCGGAGAGTGTATACCATGTAGAAGTAGACCAAACTGAATGCTTGGACTACAGGCATGGCCCCGGGCCATGTCTGGCGGATAATTGCTGCTGCAAGTGCCAGCGGTGCTGTGCATTGCCCCCACACTTTTCTTGCGAATGTGATGGGGATTGCGAATTTCCAGTTTTCGTCATCGGGGGATGTGACGGGCCGATTGATGTAAGGGCCGTCCTGTACGGGAATTTTGACGTCTAGTCCTGTTATGATGGGGCGCATTGGATATGATTCCGTGCGCCCGTTGTAGAGAGGCACTGGGTCCGTGTGACCGAGGTGCTTGTTTTCATTCATTAAGAGTGGGGCGGTAACATCATCGCCACACATTTTGTAAGTGATGCCCCCACTGCCATCCAGGTATTGGCAAGGGGACTCCGAGCAGTTTGATGTGCTGCTCGGGCATCGTCCAGCCGAGGCGGGACGGAACGTATTTGATATCGACTTTTCTTGCCGGACTTCCA